TCCGATCCCGGATATCAGCCCGACGGCAAAAAGCGCTATCCCATCGATACGGCGGCGCACGTGCGCGCGGCATGGACTTTCATCAACCGCAAACGCAACGCCGACAAGTACGGCCCCGACCAGCTGGCGAAAGTGAAAGCGCGCATCGTCGCCGCCTGGAAGGACATGATCGACAAGTCCGGACCGCCTGCCGCGCAGAAGTGCGCCATGCACAAATCCCTGGCGGAAATCGGCGACATCTCAGGGGCCATCCTGACGTTGGAGCGGGTGAAGGAAATCCTGCAGACCGAAGCCGCAATCGAGGGCGACAATTCCCCTGCCCCCGATCATCTGGAATCGATCATCGACGAGCTGTGCGATTTCCTGGTCGAGATGACCGTGGAGGAGACCGGCGAAATCGCCGGTGAGGACGAGACAAGCCAATCCGGCGACGACAGCGGCGCGCGCGATGCGGACGACGGTGACATGGGCGACAACGACATGAGCGATGCCGCCGAAAACCAGCTTGCCGACAAGCTTGCCGGCGTAGTTGCCGAGCGCAATGCGCTCGCCAAGGCGCTGGCGACTCTGCCGCGCAAACTCGATGCGGCACTCGGGAAGATCGATGCGCAGGCCGCGCGCATTGCGGCCCTGGAAGCGCAACCCGCGCCCGGCGGCGCCGTGCGCATGGCGCGCGCGGTGACGAAGGCGGAAGATGCCGGCGGCTCCGCGGCGCCCGGCGATCCGTACAAGGCCTTCATGCAGCATCTCGAAACGCTGTCACCCGGCGAGCGGGCGCTCGCATTGATGAAGTTCAGCCTGGCAACGCCGCTGTCACGCGTGCCGGATCCCGTCCGCTGAACCATCCCCTTCAACACGAAGGACACGAAGAGCACGAAGACATCACGAAGGTATCCTCGATAGACGGGTTCTCTCGCGCGAAGCGCAGAACTTTTCTCGCCGCAGAGACGTCGATGCGCAGAAGTATCGCGGAACACCTCTCTGCGCCTCAGCGGTGAATGCGCTTCGCGCGGGGCGAACGACGATCCCTGCCCAGCACTGCGCGTCTTCGTGTTCTTCGTGCCCTTCGTGTTGAAAACGATCTCACCCAAACCAAAGGATCTCGCAAGATGAGCAACATCACACAGGATACGATGGCATTGATGAAGGCGGCGCTGAAAAATTCGTCGCCCGAGCTTGCCAAGGCCGTCAGCACCTCGACCGGCTTGACCTACTACGACCTGCAGGCGCCGGCCAAAAACCTCTATCCCGTCATCACCAAGCTCAGAAACCGCACGCCGCGCGTGGGACGGCCCACCGGCTACGGCACGCAAGCGAACTGGAAGGTGGTCTCCGCGATCACCGGCTCCGGCTTCGACGCCATGGGCTGGATTCCGGAAGGCCAGCGATCCGGCGCCATGAGCTATACGACTTCGAATGCCAGCGCGCCTTACGTGACCATCGGCGAGGAAGACTATCTGACGTTCGAAGCGGAATCCGCCGGCGAAGGGTTCGAAGATCTGAACGCCACCGTGTCGATGCGCCTGTTGCAGAAGATGATGCGCAAGGAGGAGACGGGCCTGCTCGCGGGCAACGCCAGCGTCGGCGGCATTGCGCTCGGAACGCCCTCGGCGCCCTCGCTTTCGGCCTCCGGCTCCGGTGCAACGTTGCCGAGCGCGACGTATTACGTGGCCGTCGTCGCGCTGTCGCCGGAAGGCTGGCTCAACAACAAAGGCAGCGTTGCAAACGGCTTCACACCGCAGAAGACCATCACGGGAATGGACGGCTCGACCTACACGCTCAACGGCGGCAATTCCAACAAGTCGTCCGAGGTCTCGCAGGCCGTCACCCTGGGACAGACCCTGTTTGCCAGCGTGACACCCGCGGCCGGAGCCGTGGCATATTGCTGGTTCGTGGGGACATCGTCCGGCAACGAGACCCTGCAGGCGGTCACGACCATCAATTCCGTCGCGTTCAACGCACCGCTCGCCGGCGGCACGCAGGCGATCTCCACCGTGACCGCCGATTGCTCGCAGAACTCGCTGGCCTTCTCCGGCTATCTCGTCAGCGCGTTCGGCGGCGGCAATCTCATCACCCAGCCCACCGGCACGGCGGGAACCGGAACGCCGCTCACCGCGTCCGGCCGCGGTTCGATCAACGAGATCGATAATCTGCTCTACAACATGTGGAACAATTATCGTCTCGGCCCCACGGTGATCTATGTGAGCGCCCAGGAGCAGAAGAACATCACCAACAAGGTACTGTCGAATGCGAGCGGGCCGCTGCTGCGCTACGAGGTGAGCGCAACACCGGGCCAGCCCTACGCGATCACCGCCGGCGGGCAAATCCGCTACTACTACAATCCGTTCGTCGGCGGCGGCATGGACGATGCGGGAGGCGGCGACATGATCCCGGTGGCGGCACATCCCGATCTCATGCCCGGCACGCTGCTCGCCGTCTGCGAGAAGCTGCCGGAGTGGTACCAGTCCAACGAGGTGCCGAATACGGCCGAAGTGATCACCCGGCGCGACTACTACCGGGTGGATTGGCCGCTCAGGACCCGCCGGCGCGAATATGGCATCTATGCCGAAGAAGTGCTCGCGGTCTACGCACCGTTTGCGCTCGGCGCGATCACCAACATCGCAAACGGGTAAACATCCCAATCACCACAAAGAGCACGAAGGCAACAAAGGCGGGGCACAAAGGATCTTTGACGCTCATCCTTCGTGGCTTCCTTTGTGCCCTTTGTGGGCTTTGTGGTGAATGCGGTCCAGGAGAAGCAACCAATGGTGAAATGCATTGCGCCGGGTCCGGCATCGCATCGCGGCAAGGCGATCGATATCGCGGAAGACGGCTCGTGTGAACTGAGCGAAGCCGCGCTCGAGGAGATGCGCGCCCATGGCTTCCGCGAATGGGATGGCGACGAGGCATCCACGCGAGCCGCCAACACCGTGGCGGAGAACAGTCCGAGCCGCGACATCGAAACCCTGTCGCGCCCGGAATTGATGAAGGCGCTCAAAGGCCGTGCCAAGGGCAATTTCATGAGCATGGGCATCGACGAACTGAGACGTCTGGCGCGGGAGACCGCCGGAGCGAAGCCCGATGGCGACGAATGATCTCTGCCAGCTCGCCGACGTGAAGGCCTGGCTCGGGCGCACCGACGCCAACTCCGACGCGCTGCTTACTGCGCTGATCACGCGTGCGAGCCGGCTGATCCTCTCCTCTCTGCAGCGCGGAACGATACTGCCGCGCACCATCACGGAGGTGCGCGACGGCACCGGCAGCCAGTCGCTGACGCTGAAGGCGTGGCCGGTGATTTCCGTCAACGGTCTGATCGTCGACAATCAGACCATTCCGCCCTCGCCTGCCATGACGGGAACGTCGGCTCCCGCGAGCGGGGCGACGCCATCGCCCGGTGGAGCGCGACAACCCGGATGGATGCTCGAAGCCTGGGACGGCACGCCGCCCGGCCGGCCGCAGACGCTTTCGTTGTCCGGATACAGCTTCGGACTTTGTTGTCCCGGCGCGCGCAATTTTCAAGACGTGCAGATCGTCTATCAGGCGGGCTACCAGGTGACGAACGAATCCCAGGTCATCGGCGGCGGCGCAGCGTCTGTCTCGGCGCCATACGGAGCGTGGGCCAGCGATGCGGGTGTTACCTACGCAAGCGGCACGCCGTTACAGGCCGTGCCGGGCACGCCGGCTGCCGGCCAATATGCGCTCGGGCCGGCCGCCGGCGGCTACGTCTTCAATGCGGCCGACAACGGCCAGACGGTCCTGATCAGCTACGGATTCGTTCCGGCGGATCTTGCGCAAGCCGCGATCGAGCTGGTGAGCGAAATGTACAAATATTCCCAGCGTGTCGGCGAGAGGAGCCACAGCCTGGGCGGCAACGAAACCGTGGCGTTCGACACCTCGCGCATGACGCCGCTGATCCAATCGCTGCTGCAGCCATACCGGCATATCCTGCCTGTTTGACGATCGCATTCACCACAAAGAACACAAAGAACACAAAGGACACGAAGGAAGGCACAAAGAAAGACGATGCGCTTCGCGCGAGCAGCTTTCAAAACACGAGGCGTTTCAAGCCGTCCTTGAAATGCAAGACGTTAAAGTTCATCAGGAAGCCAAGGCGGCATCTGGATAACCGCAGATAGGTGAGAAGCTGGGCGCGGTGCAGTTCCGTCAGCTCATCGACGGATTTGATTTCGAGCACAATACTGCGATCGACCATCAGATCTATTCGGTATCCGCCATCGAGCTTCTTGGAATCGTAAATCACGGGCAATGCAAGCTGGCGAATGAACTTGATTCCGTTTTTCTCCAGTTCGTATGCAAGGCATAGCTCATACGCCGATTCGAGAAGACCGGGGCCCAGCATGGAATGAACGCGAAATGCCGCGTCCAACACGCAACGCCCCAATGACTCCGTCTCACGCGGGATTACTTCGTGCATTTCCTTCGTGCTCTTTGTGACCATTGTGGTGAATGTGACAACGAAGTCTCTCGGAAGTTTGTCGGAGGTGTCGCGATGCTTGCTGCGAAAGTGGATGCGGCTTCGGTCATCGCCAAGCTGGACAAGGCGAGCCTCGGTGACGCGGTCGCCAAGATCGCCGAGCAGAGCACGCAAGCCGTGGTGCAACGGGCGCGGCAGAAACTGTCGCGCGAGGTGCCGAACGACAAGACCGGCAAGCTCAAGACCGGTGTTGCGGATAGTGCCTCCGGAACGTGCGGCCGCATGACCACCGATGCGCCTTATGCACGCGTCCGGCAACATGGCAGCCTGATCGACGTACCGCAGATCGCACCGAATTCCGCCAAGGCTCTTGCTTTCGCTTACGCGGGCAAGCTCGCGTTCGCAAAAAGCACCGCGGCGCACAGCGTTCCCATTCCTGAGCGCAGCTACCTGAGGCGTGCGCTCGGCGAGAGCGTACGTGGCGTTGCCGATGCGGTGCGCAGAGTGGTGAGGGAGCACCTTGCATGAGCGAGCCGCAATTCGCCCGCGAGGAGATTTATGCCGCGCTGTTCTCGCTGGTCGGCGGTGCTGCGCCGTTCGTGACGAAAACACGCCGCATCAAGGAATATTCGGATGTCGACGCGGCCACGCAGCCGGCGATCCTTCAGGTGGAGCTCGGCGAGAAGTGGGATGCGCCCCCGGGCAAGCCGCCCGTCGTGACACTCAGTTGCCGGCTCTACATCTACTGCGAAGGCAGCGATCCCGGCGCGCCGGTTTCCACGCAGCTCAACACGCTGCTGGACGCAGTGATGGGCGCGCTCGCGAGCACCCAATGGCAGAACTACCGCCAGACGCTGGGCGGCCTCGTCAGCCATGCGCGCATCTCGGGCGAGGTCACGATCGCGGAGGGATTATCCGGCCAGTCGGAAGCGATCGTGCCCATCGAGATATTCGTGAACCAGTAATGGTGCGAGGCAAATGGTGAGTAGCGAATGGCGGCCACTGACCACTGGCCACTGACCACTGACCACTGACCACTGACCACTGACCACTCACCACTGACCACTCACCACTCACCACTTACCTCTTGCACTCACTCCCTGAGGAGACCCCTCCAATGCAACTGAACTTCGGCGTAGGAACCGCTATCGGCAAGCGCACGGATATCGCCAACGCAAAACCCTCGTTCATGGGGGTGCTGCAGGATCTCGAGATCGACATCGACGTTTCGCTCAAGGAGCTGGTGGGCGCCTACAAGATGCCGGTGGACGTGGCGCCATCCAGCATGAAGGTGACGGGCAAGGCCAAGTTCGCGCGCATTCAGGGAGCGACCATCAACAATCTGCTGCTCGGACAGACCGAAACCGACAACGCCGGGATAGACATGGCGGTGGCCGAAGCATTCACCGTACCGGCATCCGGCCCTTACACCTATTCGTGCGCCAACGCGTCGAAATTCATCGAGGACCTGGGCGTATTCTATTCGGGCGGCCTTCAACTGCAGCCGGTGGCTTCCGGCCCGACTCAAGGTCAGTACAGCGCAGCGGCCGGCATCTATACATTCGCGGCAGCCGACGCGGGCGCTGCGTTGGTGGTCTACTACTCCTACACCGCCACGACTCTGGTCCAACTGTCGCTGGCCAACCAGCTGATGGGCGCCGGGCCGGTGTTCGAACTGGTGGCGAAGCAAGATTATTTCGTGCAGGGCGTCGAGAAAAAGCTGATCCTCAAGCTCAACGCCTGCCGCGCGTCGAAATGGTCGCTGCCGTTCAAGAACACGGACTACACGATCCAGGATTTCGAGCTGGTGGCCTTTGCCGATGCGAACAACAATTGGGGAACGTTTGCGTTCAGTGAATGAGACGGTGGGCAATGAGCAGTAGGCAGCACGGGCCGGCAGTGCACCATCATCGCTGCCCACCGCCGACTGCCGACTGCCCTGTCATCATCGTCGCCGGTCGCGCGTGGCCCATGCCGCCGCTCGCACCGCGGCAGAATCGCATCGTGGTTCCGTTACTGGTGGCCGGCAGTGCCGATTACGAATCGCTTTCGACCGTCGTGTTCACAGCGCTGACGCGCGCGCATCCGGCATTGAGCCGGAGCGAATTCGACGAATGGCCGGTGCCCT